TTGCGGCTGAGGCCAGCCGTGCAGACGCCACGCCATCGTTCAAGAGGCAAGTGAGACAGATTCTGGCGTCTGTGTAAACCGCACTAAACCTTACTAAAGCTTGTAAGGAGGGAAATACGTGGGCACGTTCTATACGCGCGTTGGCGCCGCCTCTGAGGCAGGCGCCTCCTCGGGCGCATCCGTGAACATCGCTCGCGTCTCCACGTCCGACGCCGAAGCCACTCAGGCAGGCCAGGTCTTCTCTCAGCAGGGCGCATCGTTCTTCCAGCCCGGCGCCCGCGTGAACTCGTCTGGTGTCGTGACCGACGCTGCCGAGGAACCGCCGAGCGTTTGGGACAAGATCGGCGGTGCCGTCTCCGGCGTTGGTCGCCCGATCATCCGCGCCCTTGAGTGGGGTACCGAAGCCACCGGTAATCTGATGGAGGCCAGTCTTCGCACGGCGGAGGACCGTACCCGCGACGGTTTCCATCTCGGCGACGTCGTAAACGGTCTCACCGCCAGCCCGATCTGGGGCTGGACGCAAGACGACTGGCGCGAGAACTGGGGCAAGGCCGTCGATGCGCAAGCATCGGTCGGACAGACAGCATGGCTCCTGGCGGAGCAGCGCGGTAACGAACTCGGTTGGTGGGACGCTGGCACGTCCGGCACCGACCCGACACGTTCGGGCGGTCTGGACCTGCTGGACAACCCGAACCGCCTGGCCGACCGCAAGGAATACTTCTCCGAGGGCGCAGCCCATTGGACCACCGGTATCGGTGACGCCATGTGGCAGGTCTTCGCCGACCCGCTGTTTGCCGCCGGCAAGGCCGCGGCGGGCGTTCGTACCAGCCGTGCCGTTCTGGGTCTCGAAGATGTGGCTCGTGCGGCCGACCCCGCTCTCGACGCGGCAGCACTCACATCTCGCCAGGGACGCGCTCGCAACCTTGTGCACGACACTGCCGTGGCGCTCGATGCGTCGTCCAGCCAGGCCAGCTCGGTCTCGACCCTCGCCCGGTCACCGTGGCTGCGCCATTCCTCCGATGGCGGCTCTATCGCCTACTTTGCGTCCCGCGCCGGTGAGGGGATCGACGACGTTGCCGAGCGCATAGCCGCTCGTGAGGACGTGTTCTACGCCGGCATGGGCGACGCAGCCGCTATGGAGCGGGTCGGCCTCAAGTCACTGTCTCTTCGCGTCGAGCTAGAGAAGAAGATGTCGGATCTGGGCGACCTGCACACCGACGACATCCTGTCCCGTACTGACCTGACCGACGCCGACGCCGTGGCTCAGGCGCACGCGAGACTGAACGACACGGCCCTGGCGCGCCGCGAACTCGAAGCCCAGTCTGCATCTATCCGCGCCAGCCTCGACGCCGCAGAGCGCGTCCTCAAGGTCGGCGCTCCGATCTCCGGCAACATCGCGCAGGTTGGCGGTCTTGCCACCCTCAAGGGCACACGAAACACGGCTAAGGTTGTCAGCTCGTTCCAGAACGGCCAGTTCCTTGACCGCGTGCACATCGTCTCCGGTCAGCACTTGCCCGGTACGTTCCAGTTGTCTGCGGACAATGCCGGGGAAACGCTCCATGCCGCAGTTCTGCGCGCTCGCGTGCTCCTGCCGCGTAAGGACCCGCGGTTTGCCGAGTTCGCCGAGCGACTGGTGCAGCACGAGGACGACTTCATGCGTGCCGGCACGGGTGCGCAGTCGAAGGGCGCCCGCGGCAACGTCATGACCCAGTTCGACAAGACGGTTGACGATATGGTCGCGTACAAGTACGGCCAGGACCCTGACGCCATATCCGCGGTCTACAACAGGATGCGCGCCCGCCGCGGTGCCGAGGTTCAGAACGTCGCCTCGCGCGCCTACAGGGCCATTGAGGCTGGGGAGCTTCCTGCCGTCAGGCTGGAGGACGGGACCTATGTGTTCGACCGGACCTCTGCCTGGATTCAGGAGCTCGGCCGGCCGACGATGCGTTCACAGGTGGCCGACTTTGTGTCCATCGTGGACCCGACGCAACTGGACAGGGTCGCGAAAGCGCACTTCGGGAACGGGATGGGTGGGTACGTCGCCAAGGTAACCACTTCTGGCGCATGGGAGATTTCCGAGGCCGCACTCGCTGGGTTCAACCGGGCCTGGAAGTTCGGTGCACTGCTGCGACCGGTCGCCTACCTCGTACGCGCCCAGGCCGACACCCAGGGACGCCAGTTGGCGAACCTCGCTGCGCTCAAGTACGTATCGCAGGCATCCAGAGGTGCCTACCACACGATCTTCAACCTCAAGAAGGTCGACATCTCTGAGGCTCGCGCGTTGAACGCGCGCTTCTACGCCTCCCAGCGGATCGACGACCTGGACCGCATCCTGACCCAGGGTGACCTGGCGGACGACGTGGCCGCACCGTTGCGGCGTGAACTCGTTGAACTCAATGAGCACGTGTCCCGCCCGGTCAAGTTCACCCCTGATGGCCGCATGATCCGCGTGCGCGAGACGGAACTTTCGCAGCGCATAGGGAAGAGCGCAAGGATCGACCGCAGCGGAAAGTACACGCCGTCAAAGATCGGCGACGCCTACCGCAGCAACGACGAGTTCTTGCGCAAGATCAACCAGATGGATTCTGAGGATTCGATCACAGGCTTGATTGTCGGTAGCACTCGCGGACAGATCGACGCATCGCGCCGCTCGGGCCGCTGGGACGTGATGCCTGGGCAGAACACTGGCTGGGAGGGAGCATACCTCCGAGGCGTGAACAGGCAGATCCGTTCCGATGAGCTCGGCCAGCGCATCCTTGCAGGCGAGACCGACGAGGACATCCTGCGATGGTTCCACGAGCCCGGGGAGGGCTCGGCATACCTGCGCGACATGCGCGCGACCGGGACCGAGGCCGAGAGGGACGTAGTCGAGCGCGCTCGCGATCACGTCCTAGCCCTCCTTCCTGAGGACTCGGCGATCCGCGCCGCGGCGCAAAGTCGCGACGTCACCCTTGCTGACATCAAGGCCGCGTGGGCGGTTCCATCCCTGCGCCCTGGCGTTCCGGGCGAACTGTTGGAGAAGAACCTGCAAGCCTGGGCGCCTGCGGCGTACAAGGCGTTTGAGCGCAAGTATTTCCACTGGGTTGCGCAGATGCCGGAGAACATGATGGGCCGGCATCCGTTCTACACGGCCCGGTTCGAGATGCACGCGAAGCAGATCATGGCGAACGCCGATATGACTTTTGATGACGCCGGCAAGCTCACGCTCCAACAGGTCAACGATGTCCGCGTCCTTGCGTCACAGAACGCTCGTAAGGACATCGCGCGCTACCTGTTCGACACGTCCCAGCAGTCGTCGGTCGGCCACGCCGTGCGCTTCATGTCCCCGTTCTACGGGGCATGGGAAGACACGATCACCAAGTGGGGCCGGATCTTCGGCGAGAAGCCGCAGGCGGCGGTGGGGTTCTGGAAGGCGATGCGTTCTCCGAACGCGGCCGGATGGGTCGTAGACCAGGACGGTAACCCGATCGACGTGTACGGAAACGTGCGCAACGATCAGGGTGAGATCATAGGACAGACGGGCATCTGGGACGGCTACATGTTGCTCCCGATTCCTGACTGGTCGCTCCCGGGCGTTGGCAGCCTGCACGAGTGGGCAGGTTCGGACAAGCTCCGTATCGCCAAGAATGCGGCTAACGTCGTCTTCCAGGGCGACCCGTGGTTCCTGCCCGGCCCCGGCCCGATCCTTGCCGTGCCGGCCAACGAGATGATCGTCAAGTGGTTCCCTGAGGCGTGGGGCGAAGAGGGCAAAGAAAACTTCATCCTCAAGTACCTCCTGCCTTTTGGTCCCTCCTCAGACAGCGTACCTCAGCAGGTCATGCCCTCATGGGCTCGCGCGGCAATGGACGTTGTGTCCCAGGACGGGCGCAGGGTCGACGGAGTGTTCACACAGCTCTACCAAGAGCAGGTGAACATGGAGCGCAACGGCCAGGCCGAGGTAACCTCCGACGCCGAGCGCATGGAACTTGTGGGGAACCGCGTCCGCAACTGGACGCTCCTTCGGCTCATGGGCACGCAGATGCCGATGTCGTTCTCGCCGCAGTCGCGGCTGTCCTACTACAAGGACGAGTACAACCGCTACCGGCGTGAGTATGGGGCCGAGGCGGACGACAAGTTCGCCGCCGACTACCCCGACTACTACGACATGGCGATCAGCCTGACCGCGAACGAGACGGGGCTGACGGCCACGGACGAGTCCTGGGGCGCTGTCCAGTCCTACCGGAACGACATGGCACAGAACCCCAAGTACGGGTGGTTCTGGGCCGGCGCGTCGAACATGTCCGAAGGTTGGTCGCAGGGCGTCTACCAGTCGCAGTTGCGACAGGAGATCGGCCCGGGTACGTCCACCACGTTCCGGTCCCGCAAGGACCCGTTGGAGGCTGCCAGGGATGCCTCGACGCAGCAGGGCTGGCGCGACTACCAGCAGGTGAGCACGCAGCTCCGGCTCGCGATGGAAGAGCGGGGCCTTACGTCGTTCTCGTCGAAGGGCGCCGCCGATCTCGCGACGATCCGGGAGCAGTTTGTCGCGAAGCTGTCACAACGCAACCCCCAGTGGGCCGCCGACTTCAACGACGGTGGCAATCCGGGCAAGGTGACCGAGTTTCTGACCCTGGCCGCGACGCAGTTCGCGTCACATCCAGAGTTGCTGGAGCGCGAAGACGGCCAATCTATCGCGACCTATCTCATGGTGCGCGATCAGATGAAGGCGGCGATGGCCGAGCGCGGATCGTCCAGCATCGACTCTCAGTCAAACGCCGATCTCAAGGTGATCTGGGATGCGTTCACGTCCCAGTTGATCCAGCAGGATCTCGGATTTGAACAGGCGTGGGACAGAGTCTTGTCGAGGGATGACCTGTCCGGCGATACCTATGCAGGAGGCGAGGGCTGACGTGAGTATATGGGACGACGCTCAGTCGCAGATCGCTGCGGCCCAGGCCGCTTACGCGGGCGGCGGCACCGCCACGGCAAGCGGAGGCGACTCGCCTCAGGTCTACATGGGCCGCACGGGCGGGGAAACCGTCGGGGTGACTGTTCGCGGTCGCGACCCGTCTGTCCGAACGCCTAGACGTCAACCAGGTTTGGCTGCGGCCTATGCACAGCATGGCGGTGACCCCGGGGCGATAGTCTCCAGGTCTGGCCAGGCGATCGTTACCGAGGACGACATCCGCACGTCGGACGAGGCTCGTGGGTTGGTGCTCGCATGGCACGGCACTGACGAGTTTGACCGGTGGGGGAAGAAGCTCCTGGACCTTGGTCTGATCGACGCCGGCGACGAAGCCTCCGTTGAGATCCTGGACGCTGTTTGGCAGGACGCGGTGGACCTAGCGGCACGATTCCTATCGGCCGGCAAGAAGGTCACCCCTTGGAAGGCCGCCGAGCTGATGGCGCAGGGCGGTGCGGGTCGTTACGGATCGTCCGGTGGAGCGTTCACCGGGAACCGGTCTTCAACTTCCCGGTCGGTCGACCTGACGGACCCGGCGACGGCGAAGGCGATCACGAACGACGCGCTCTCGCAGGCGCTCGGTCGAGCCGCCAGGCCAGAAGAGACCGCCCAGTTCCTCCAGGTTATCAACTCCGCCGAGAGGGCTAACCCAACGGTTACCACCACGAACACAAGGTATGACAAGGGCGTGGAGGTGGGGGGATCGTCTACCAGATCTGGTGGACTCACTGACGAGGGGCGGACTCAGATGGTGACAGACCAAGCGCAGGCGATGCCCGAGTACGGAGCCTATCAGGCGGCGACCGTCTATTTCAACTCTCTCGTCGACGCTCTTGACTCGCCCGTTTGAGGATGAAGGTCTGCAAAGAGTGCGGTCTAGAGAAGCCCATTGGCGAGTTCTATCGAAACCCGCCGCACGCTCGGGGCCATCGCACAAGGTGTAAAGTCTGCTTACGCAAGGCGGGGGTCGAGTATCAAGCAGATCCAGCAATCCGAGAAAGACGCCGCGGACAGGCGAAAGAACGCGATGCACAGCGCGTTCGCAGTTACGACCCGAACCAGCGGACGCTTTGGACATATGGCGTAACTCTCGACGAGTTCAACGCTCGCTTGCACCAACAGGGCGGCAAGTGTGCGATCTGTGGAACGAGCGAGCCGGGGGGCAAGGGGCGATGGCATATCGACCACGACCATATCTGTTGCCCAACCGGGCGATCCTGTGGAAAGTGTATTCGCGGCTTGCTCTGCGCACGATGCAATCCAATGCTCGGCATGGCGCGTGACAGCATAGAGACGCTAGAGGCCGCAGTGGTCTATCTCCAGAATTGCGCCATGACCGATGCCCTCAATTCACCCGTCTGAGCGGAGGTAAGTGGTGACCGTCGAAACCCCTCAACTGAGCGACGTGAGTCCCACTACCGACGCCATCCGGGTGAAAGAAGCCGGCGAGGGCGTAGCCAAGGTCCGAGATCCTTTTGAGTCCTTTAAACTCCAGTCCGTCTCGCAAGAGGAATGGGACGTGAAGGTGAAGGCTCAGAAAGACAAGGTTGCACCTGCCGGTGGGGCCGCAGACAAGCTCATCGCAAGAGCGAAGCAGTTCATCGGCACGCCGTACAAGTGGGGCGGTTCCGGACCCCTCGGGTTCGACTGCTCTGGCTTCACCCAGTACCTGCTCCGGGAGGTGGGGATCGACCTGCCGCGAGTGTCCTCCCAGCAGGCGGCCTCCGGGCCGCGTATCAGTTTGGACAAGCTGCGCCCAGGTGACCTCGTCGCGTGGGACAACTCGTCCCGTAACAACGGTGCCGACCATATCGCAATCTACATCGGCAACAACCAGGTCATCCAGGCGCCGAAGCCTGGCGACTCAGTGAAGATCAGCACGATTTGGGATAGCGGGCATGCCTGGGGCATAGCCATGAACCTCTAGGAGAATCTGACATGGGAACCAAGACTATTCACCAGGTCGTGCCTGGCCTCGCTGCCAGCGACACCATCTCTGACATCGCGTGGCCCGACGCCTCCGTCACCCTAGCGGGTACGCAGACCGTCACCGGCGTCAAGACGTTCGGGCGAGTTGGCTTCAACGCCACCACCCCCCCGGCCGCCAAGTCTGCCGCGCTCACAGCCGCAGATGCTGCTGCCGCTGCCGGTGGTACTGGTGCCACCGCAGGCGCCTACGACACCGCAGAGCACCGCGACGCCGCGATTGCTCTGGTCAACAACCTCCGCACCCGCGTGACCGAACTTGAAGCGATCGTCGTTGCTTATGGACTGGGCACAGCGATCTGATCGGTAGTGCTCGGGTTCACTAGACCAACAGAGGAGACGTGGTGCCAGACATCAGCGATGCCCAGTTGGCAGCCGAGTACGGCTTTGCCATGGCTGTCCTCAACGGCAACGCCGAGCTCAAGGCGCTGTTCCAGCGCGCTGTTGCCGCGACATACACCCCGGATCGGTTCCAGGCAGAGCTCCGGGGAACGCAGTGGTACCAGAAGACCGCCGAGAATCAGCGCAAGGCGCAGATCCTCAAGGCTGCCGACCCGGAAACCTACGCCAGTGACATAGAGCAGTTGCGGGTGCGGGTCTCCATGATGGCCTCCGAACTTGGTGCCTCGGCGGCACTCGCCCAGGGCGACCTCGGCGGCATGGTCAACCACTTCTACCAGTACGGTTACGACGACAACCAGATTCGGCAGTCTCTCTCCAAGTCCGTGCAGTACACCGATGGGCGCCTGCTGGGCCAGGCGGGTCAGTGGGAGACCGAGTTGCGCGACTACGCGCAGAAGCAGGGCATCACGCTCTCCGACCCGACAATACTGTCTTACGTCCGGTCAGCAGTTGGCGGCAAGACGACGATCAACGACGCCATGACTGCGATCAGGACGACCGCTGCATCGGCCTATCCGCACCTGGCCGCTCGAATGGCGGCAGGTGAGACGGTGGCTGACATCGCCGACCCGTACCGGCAGACGATGGCGAAGTTGCTTGAGATGAACCCGGAGTCGTTGACGGTGGCAGACCCAACGATCAAGATGGCCCTCCAGTCCAAAGACGACAAGGGCCAACCTGTTCTCCGCACGTTGTACGACTTCGAGAATGACCTCCGCAAGGACAAGCGGTGGAACAAGACCCAGAACGCCCAAGACCAGGCGATGAGCACGGTCAACCGCGTGCTCCAAGACTTCGGGCTAGGTGGTAGCTGATGGCCGCCAGTGCGGTTGACCCGTTCGGCGGGCTAGAGGGAGCCGACCGCGATGCGTTTGTCGCGATCACAGAGACGCTCAAGGCGTACGGGCTGGAGACCCTGGCCCCGGCCGTGCTCGGCTTCATCCAGCAGGGCTACTCCTCGGACACGGTCGGCGTTCTGCTCCAGCAGACGGACGCCTATAAGACGAGGTTCGCCGCGAACGAGTCGCGTCGGCAGAGGGGCTTGCCCATCCTGTCCCCGGCAGAGTACCTGGCAACCGAGAAGTCATATCGCCAGATCATGTCGGCGTCAGGGTTGCCGATCGGGTTCTACGACAACCCGTCCGACTTCCGGCAGTTTCTGGAGAACGACATGTCCCCGGTCGAGCTCCAGGATCGTGTGCAGCTCGCAACGGACGAGGTGAGCAAGATTGACCCTGCCGTGAGGTCTGCGTTCGAGCAGTGGTACTCCACTGGCGACATCATCGCCTACGCGCTCGATCAAGAACGCTCGACCGCGATCCTTGACCGCCAGTTCCGCGCATCTCAGATCGCAGGTGCCGGCAAGGACCAGGGTGTCGGTCTGTCGCAGCAGTTTGCTGAGCAGATTGCTCAGACGGGCGTGGACACGGAGCAGGCTCGCCAGGGCCTTGGTGTTGTGTCGTCTCTGGCTACGACCGGAGACAAGCTCTCCGAGATCTATGGCGGCTCCTACACCCAAGAGGACGCGGCCTCAGAGGTGTTCCTCGCCGATGCTCCGTCAACCAAGAAGCGCCGCGGGCTCGCGTCTCAGGAGCGTGCCCAGTTCGCCGGCCAGGGCGGCACCGCAAGTACGGCCCTGTCCAAGCGTGGCGGTGGACAGGTCTGAGTGTCCCAATGTCCTAATTCTTAGGACAGGATCGAATGGTTGTATCGAGGTCCGATTCCTCGACGATCCGCCCTGACCAGGACCAACCGGCCCCTGGCAGCGTATCAGCGATCCCGGTAGCAGGAGCCAGCAACCCATACCCCTTTGGGCTGGTGCGGCCTGCGAGAAAACGAAAGGGAGTTCCCCAAGTGAACGAGAACCACGAAGACCTGACGATCGACCAGCCCGACGATTCTGGACTTGCCAAGGATCTGCGCAAGCAGCTCCGCGAGGCCAGGAAGGAACTGGCACAGAAGGACACTGAGATCGGTACGCTGCGCGACGAAAAGCGAGCGTCCACCGTGACCGACGTGCTCAAGGCCAAGGGTGTCAACGTCAAGGTTGCCGCACTGATCCCGAAGGACATCGAGTCCACACCGGAAGCCGTTGAGAAGTGGCTGACGGATTGGGCAGAGGTGTTCAACATCTCCGTTCAGGAGGAGCTGGGAAGTGCCCCTGAGACAGGCGGAAACGCCTCTCTGACGGGCGCAGAGGTTCCTGGTGTACCTCCGGAGGCACGGGCGGCTTTCGAGGCCGCACGGCGCGCGGAGACGGGTGCAGGAACGGTTCCACAACTCGGGGAAGCAGCGGTCCTCAAGACGCTTGCCGACAACAAGGGCAAGGGCTCTGAGGCCGTCATTGCCGCTCTCAAGGCGCAGGGCCTCGTTTCCGGGTGACCCGCGCTTCAAACTGAAAGACAGGTGGTGTGATGACCAACGTCTACACCTCCATCACGCAGGCCGTTGGTTCCGGCGTAGGGATCGCTGACGAACTCGTTCAGGCTGTTTGGGATCTCGTTGTGGGCGAAGCCCTCCGCGAGCTGCCGACATCCCGTGTGATCGTCGACAAGCGCCCCGAGCGCCCGATGTCCAAGGGTTCCAGCATCACGATGGAGAAGTTCGAGTGGTTCAGCGATGCCGTAGTGACGGCGATGCTGACGCCGCTGACCGAAGAGGCCGATGTGGACTCCGTTGGAGCCCCCAAGCCAACCCCGGTCACGGTAACCCCCGCCGAGTACGGTGCCGCTGTCACGCGGACCCGTAAGCTCGACAACCGCACGTTCGCCCCGGTGGACCCGTACCTGGCTCGGCTCGTCGCGGACGCGATGAACCGCACCATCGACGGTCTCGTCCAGGCTGCCATCATCGCCGACACCACTCCGGTGCTCGTCGGTGGAGGTTCGACCGTCGACGACGTCATCATCACTGACGTCCTGACCGCGAGCGAGCTCCGTAAGGCCGTCACGCGGCTGCGCACCAACAAGGCAGTCCCGTGGTTCGGCAACTTCTACGGTGGACTTGTCCACCCGCACGTCATCCTCGACCTCCGTGAAGCCACGGGTGCCGGGTCTTGGCGCGTGCCGAACGAGTACGGCGCTTCCCAGGAACGTATCTGGGCCGGCGAGATCGGCGAGTTCGAGGGCATCAGGTTCATCGAGAACGCTCTGGTGAGCGCGGCGGACAACGCGGTGCCCAATGCTGTGTACCAGAACTACATCTTCGGCCGCGGTGCGGTCGCGGAGAACGTCATTGTGGAACCCAGCGTTGTGATCGGCCCACAGGTCGACAAGCTGCGCCGCTTCCACACGGTCGGCTGGTACGGCGACCTCGGCTTCAAGGTCTACGAGCCCAAGGCGATCCAGAGGCTTGTCTCTGGTTCTTCGATGGACTCCTGACATGATGGACGGTCCCGGTGTTGACGCACCGGGGCCGTCCCCAGTCAGTGTTGCCACACTCAAGGAGGCCAAGTGAGCACGTTCAGTCCACCCGGTCGCCTTGAGCACTGGCCCGTTATGCACCCCCTGTTCGGTCGGCTGTCGATCACGAGAGGCGTCTCGCTTCTCAAGGAGTCGGGCGTCTATCGCCAGGTAGACGGACCGTCCGCAGAAGAGATCGCCAATGCCGATATCACATACCTCGGCGGTCACGTGTACGAGATCGACGCCGGGGAGGCCGAGCCTGCGGACTGGCAGGTCAGTGGCACGGACACCACCGCTGCGCTGCAGCAGCCCGGTGCAATCGGTCTGATCAGCTACCTGTCGGGGTCCTCCGCGACACCGACCGCCCTGCTGTCGGTCGACACCTTCCGGGCCGAGGGCCCGGCCGTGGAGACGATCGCCCTGGACGGCTTCGGTCGGTCCTTGGCCAGCGGTTGGGGTTCGGCCGAAGTGGGTGGTGCGTGGACCCATCAGGGTGGCAGTGCGTCGTTCTCGGTCAGTGACGGGCAGGGCCGCATCGCCTTGAACATCTCGGACACGCGGGCCTCGCGGCTGCTGTCGGTCGCGACCGACGACGGTGTCGGTGGACCGGACCGGTGCGGGCTACTACGCCTCGGTGATCGGCCGGCAGGTCGGGTCGGACATGTACTCGGCTCGGCTGCGGTTCGAGGCGAACGGGGCGGTCCGGCTCTATATGTTGCGCAACGAGTCGGCGTTGACCAGTTCCTTCGTGTTGCCCGGTGCGGGGTATGTGCCGGGGGTGCCGCTGACGGTCCGGGTGCGGGTGACCGGGACGACCCCGACGGCCGTTTCGGCCAAGGTGTGGCGGGCCTCGGAGGTCGCGGCACTGACGGCGGCCGGGTATGGGAACTGGATAGTTACCTGACGCCCCACCGCGCCCCAGCAGACGCGGCCCAACCCTCCTCGTGGTGGGAAAGACGGCCACCTCACCCTAGGCCTCAGCAGCCGAAGGTGCACCGGAACCCGATCCCACCACGCAGGTTTGAGAGGAACTATCGTGCCAGTGCAGCCAGGTGAGCATTGCACCAGTGGGTGCCGCAGTCGTGACCACCTTTCTTGGGGTGCTTGCGTGAGAGCCAAGACTCTGCACCCGATGTGGCTCGGCGGGACCGGTCCCTCATATCGCGATCAGAAACGTTGGTCAAACGATACCGAGACCTATCGCCAGGTTGTCCGCGACGGCGGGTCTTTGTCCACCGCGATGAACAAGGGCGCAGACGTGGCGTACCACGAGATCGGGAAGGGGTGACAAGGTGACGACACTAGGCAGGATCATCGAGTCGGCACGGCACGCCCTGTCCGGCTTCGACGCGAACCGCGATGCGGTGTCTGCCCTTTCCGCCGAACTTGACAACTCGGCGACCGCCATCTCTATCGACGCCGCCGGCGGCGTCGGTCAAGGCGTTGTCGCCGCCCGGGGCCTCGCCGAGATCGACTTCGAGATCGTGCGCGTCAGGTCCGTGGATACCGTGAACAGTGAGCTGCTCCTGTACCCGTTCGGCCGCGGTTACCGCGGCACGTCGGCGGTAGTGCACAGCACGGGTACCGAGATCCGGTTCAACCCTGGTTGGCCGGCCTCGACCGTAGCAGAGCACGTGAACGGGGTGCTGCGAGAGATCTACCCCCGCGTCTACGCGGTGAAGTCATCCGAGACGACGTTCCCTGTGGACCGAGGCGCCATCGAGGTCCCGGACGCTGCCGCTGGAGTGATCTCCGTGTGGGTGGAGGACCAGCAGAGGATCGGTCAGTGGCTCCGCGAGGACCGCTGGACCTACCAGCCCGATTCGACCACCATCGGCAAGGGCCTGCGGGTTGGCGGTCACTACGTGCCCGGCACGGGCGTACGGGTCGTCTACGCCGCTCGACCTGTTCTGTTCGATCTGACCGGGGCCGTGTCGCAGGACTTTGTCACTGTCACCGGCCTCGACGAGCGCCTGGTCGACCTGATCGAGATCGGGGTCGCAGCGCGTATGGCGCCGTTCATCGACGTCGGCAAGCTCCCCTTCCTGTCCGCAAGTGCACGAACAGCGGACGAGACCCGTGGTCCAGGTCAAAGCCTGTCGGCCACACGACTTCTCTACTCGCTGTTCCAGCAGCGCATCGAGCAGGAGCAGGCCGTCTTGGCGAAGGAACATCCGATCAAGCTGCACAGGGCGGGGTGAACTAGATGCGCTACTACTCGTCTACAGCCGTCGAGATGGCTCTTACGGGAGCGGTCAACGAGATCGTGACGACGCTGGTTGTCGATACGGTGCTTGGCTTGCCGGCACAGACACCGTTCACCCTTGTGGTCGACGTCGGGCTGTCCACCGAAGAGATCGTCACCGTTACGGAAGTGTCCGGAACCAGCCTTACGGTAACCCGTGGCGAAGACAGCTCTACCGCTGTCGCGCACACCATCGGTGCGGTTGTCCGCCACATGATGACGGCGAGGGATCTGCGCGACCCTGCGGTGCATGTCGCCGCCGCCACAAACGTGCACAGCATCGGTGCTACCGCATCCGTCGTGGGCACGGACACCGCACAGACCCTCACCAACAAGACGGTCAACTTCGCAGACAACACCATCCTGGGTGTCCCCCAGGCATCAGTCACGAACCTTGTGGACGACCTCGCAGCGTTGGCACTCGCGGCTGCCGCCGATGCCACCGCAAAGGTGTTGGCAGCGACGCGCGTCACGGTCGCAGCCAAGGGCACAGCGAACGTCGGGCCGGTCAGCACGACCGACGTCACGGTCATCAGCGCGCCGGCCATCGACGCTGATGGTGTTGGGCGGTTCAAGATCACAGCAACAACATGGGTGTGCACCTCCGTCGCGGCCGACATGTTCGACTTCAAGATCAAGGACTCAACCACGGGAACGGTCATTGCGACGCACCGCGTGATTGCTGGCGCTGGTGGCTACGTGAACAGTCCGACCGCTGTGTGCAGCGACGTCCCCGCCGCAGGGTCGCACGTTTACCAACTGGTTGCGATTCGCGTAGGCGCAGGCACAGGCCCGGGCACCATCTTCGCGTCAGCTACCGCGCCCATTGAGATCATCGTGGAACAGGTCTCCTGATAGGCACCCCCGGTTCTCCCGCGTCCCTGCTCCCGTCCGGGGGCGACAAGATCCTGTAGGACACCTATGACCAGAAGGGTGCGCCCATGAGCGACAAGTCCGCGAGCGTCTTCCCCGTACCCGATCCGACCGTCCTGACCACTAAGCAACTCCTGCGCGAGATTGAGATTCTACGGGGCGCCATCGACGACAAGGTCGAGGTCAGCCAACGGGAAGCGGCCGCCCTCAAGGAACTGCTGTTCGTGCGAATCGACGCCATCGAGCGGGCGACCGTGCTGCGTAGTCGGGCCATCGACGACCTGCCCGCCGATAACGCGAGGCAGATCGGCCACCTCCGCGAGCTGATGGACGAACGGTTCGCCTCGATCGGGGTGCAGTTCGAGGAGCGCGACACCCGCTCTGAGCGTGAGGCGCGAGACAACAAGCTCGCCGTCGCCGCTGCGTTCGC